ATATCTACTTTTCGGTATCTTCCGGCGAAGAAGAAGGAGAAGTAGAGGAAGAAGGGGGCGCTTCGCGCCCCCTATTTTTTGAGACCATTTCTTCGTTACGTTTTTCAAGTTCAGCGCGAATGCGCTCAGTATTTTGCCGTTTTATTGCGTTGTTAATACGCTCGGCGTGTTTTTTTAGCTCCTGAATGGTCGGAGCGTCTTCGTTTTCATGTTGAGAGGACGGTAGCATTTCGTCCTCTACGTTGAAGTCGTCGGCCTCCTCTTCCGTCTCTTCGAGAGCGTCGAGGTCGGCCAGTTTTGCCGCCAGCACCTGCTGCCGGATTTGATCAGACAGTGAAGGTTGTCGGCGGTAGCCGAGAGGCGGTTGCATAGGACGGGGATCAAGTATCTCATGCCCGTCTTCTGAGTGCCGGAGGTTCGTAGGTTTCATGGTGCCTCAGTAGATGAAGGAGGAGCCAGTGGCAGCGACAAGTCTCCGGGCTTGTATACGATGTTTCGCCATAACGTACAAGACATCCTCGGAAGGAACAGCGAACGTGCGTTCAGTTGGAATGCATTTGACAAAGTCAGCGTTGAGTGCGGGATCGGAGGCGAAGATGCGCGCCATGTGCCAGAAGTTAAGCTGAGTTGTTCTAAACTCTCCAGCGATTGACGACTCAGATCGCCTGTATTCGTCGTATCTATCCTGATAACCAAATACGCCGTTTGGAGCTGAATGGCCACCATACACCTCTTTATTCAAGACCTCTTGTTGACCTATGTGCTGGAGCTCTTTTTGCCAGAAGTCTTCTTTTGTTCGGCGGTTCCAGTGTCGGAATAATCCGTTGCCGTAAATGGTTTTGGGTCGGACGATGATGAAGGAGAGGACGTAGCCGTGCTCTTCAAAGAATCGGCGAAACCGATTACTGCGAGCCGCAGATATTCCATGCCCGCGCATTTCTCCGACGGGGTTCGTCCCTTCAGCTGTTTGCAAAACCTCGCTAAATTGGATAACGTCGCGGCCGCCTCCGAGATATTCGGGCCGTTGTAGCCTTGCGTCGGAAGAACGAACGCCAAGGTATCTGAGGTATTCAATGTATCTTGAGCCATAGCGTGCTCGGGCCTCCTCATAGCGTTGTAGTGCCAGTGCTTCACGTAACACATTAACAGTGACTGCAGAAGCGTTCGTAAGATCGGCGTGAATGTTTAATCGTGCGTTTGGATCAGACCCGTTCGGGCCAAGAGCTTCAGCAATCAATCGGCCGCCTGAATTATTGATGGCCGTATTTCTATAGAGCGAGTATGTCTGTGCTACGTTATTGTCTGTTTCGTAGACGTTAATGGGACCTGCTTGAGCAGATCGCTCTTCAACACCAAGGCCCGTAATTGGGGCCGTTGTACCCAAGGGGACAGTGATAGCAGGGCCTTTTTGTTCCCAAGGACGAGACGTTGTAAAATAATCTTTTTCCCAAGCGCCGACCTGTAGAGCGGTATTTGTAGTAGTATCTGGGCCGGAGCCTTCATCGACAGTAAGTGCAGTAATAAGGTCTTGGTCGCGGTACCATTCATTATATATTTTCGCGTATGCACGAAACGGGAGCGCGGAAACCTCAAGATCGGGGACGCCGGTTGGAACACCCAAGTAGTCAGCCAGAGTTCCGACTCCGAACCCGGTGGAGGCCGGAGAAGTAATCGTCGGGAATACGCTAGCGTCCATGCCATCGGGTCCACCTGTAATAAAAGATTCCCAGTCTTCCCATATGAGACGGTGAGGAACGAACCAATGATGGATATTTACATAGACGGGGTGCATAACGGGTGACAAAAGTGGTGCAGCTCGCACCAAAGCAGAGGTTGATTGTTGGATTGAGTCGCCAGCCAAGACTTCTGTAATACCGCACGGTACGATTTCTCCCATATCGCAAGAGAGAAGTTTTGTGTTCGACAGAGAGAATTTGTTTCTTTTCATAGGGTTTTTCCTGATCTGTATATGTGTTTACGGTTGAGGAATGTGGCCCTACGGCCTTTGTTTGCATCTAAGATTTCCTTCTGCAGCGACGACGAATTATTGAACGCAATTTCTCGCAGAGGTAGCATTTCCGTTTGTAGATTTTTGAGGACGCTTTCCGGGGCTTTGACATCGCGACCTATCATTTTTCTTAACGAGCGGCGTAGATACTTGCCGAGCGGATGTTTTGTCTGGCCATGTTGCAGAACTACCGGTACGTCCTCGCAGTCTGGGTAGTGTCGGAGAATAACGTCCGCCACGTCATGCATACAAGCATGGCCTAATCCTGGCTTCAAGGACATTCTCTGAAATTCTGGGTGTAGAGATTTAGGTAGTGGAGAAGCTGTGAGTTTTTTTGTGACATATCCTGCGACATAAGCTGCTGAACGTTCCTCGAGGCGTGCAAGCTGGACAGCGCCTTTGCCCCATATTTTTCGAACCAGTCCGCACTGCTCGCAGCATAGAGATTTTCGTAAATCTGTTTGCCCTCGATAGCATGTTTCAAGGCCGAAACAAGCAAGGTGATAGTGAGGTCGTAGAGTTCCAGGTCCGTACTCACCGACGGCGTAATATCTGAACTGAGGAACCTTTCTTCGTAGAGATTTGATAAATAGTTGCAGGTCTCGTGGACTGACATTACCACCATTTTTAACCACCTCTTCGTCAGTGTAGGTGAGAGTGAGGAAGCAATTATGTTTGTGTTGTGTGGCCTCCAGAATAAGACGATGGGCCCATACGCGGGCCCTTTGGTGTCGACAGGGTAGGCATCCCCCACAGGGGAATGCCATTCCTTCTTGTGTGTAAGGTCGTTCGCAAATCACATCCGAATTCCTATGCGCTTTGGACGGAGGATTTTTTTGTAGCGTTTGCCTTTGAAGCGTCGTTTACCTTTTCGGTTTGGAGGAGAACCGCGGCGGCGATGGCGGGCCATACTGTTTTTTCCTTATGCGCCAGTCTTGCCATTTTGTGTCCCAGTAGGACTCTTCGTCATGTTTTTGCCCGAGGTCTGGCGTTACATCGGGCCATGTGAAGTTGGGCAGAACTCTATTTTCCAACTGCCATTTGTACCTTCCGGATAAGTCACTCTCAAGAGCTTCAGCGATGGCGTTGGGCATAACAGGGTCGAAACCGCCGAAAGCGTTTGCACGAAATTGTACACTAGGCCCAGCGCCGGGAACGTAACCACGACGGGTTGGGTCTGTAATATCTCGTTTGGTTTCGAGTTCGAGTTTTGGGCCTTCGATGGCTGGGGCGTTGGGTTGTCCGTCGAAAAGGCCGGGGTTGCCAGGAGCAGGAATGCCAGTACGGGTGCGATTAGTAGCAACAGCGCTAGCGAGCTGCGCACGTTTGATGTCGTTGTCGAGTTTCGCACCGTCAAGTTGGGTTTGTGCCATGGCCGTTTGGAGGACGGCGTTGGTTTTGTCGGAGGGATTTCGGGTGGCGTCGATTGCTCGGCCGATATTTTGGCCAGCGTCGCTAAGGCCCGAGAAATCTGCTGATGAGCTTCCGACCGTTGAAGGGGAGTAACTTTGTGTATTTGCTCCCAATGCATAGAGCGGGTGTATACCTGCTTTTTTTGCGTCTTCGACTTTCCACTGGATACCGTTCTGCGCGAATTCTCTTTGCAGAGCTTCTTGGCGCGCTTGATTAGCAGACTGTGCTTCGCGGTTTTCATTTGCTTGCCTGTTTGACAGGAGCGTAGACGCGATACCTCCTACAGCTCCGAGGAGAGGGGCTAACATTTTACGGAACTCCACTGGTTACGGTGTTTTTTTGAACGTCCTGATTTTCCGCCTCCTTTTCCTAGTGCGAGTAATACTGAACGGCGGATTTTACGAGCTACGCATAGTTTTACGGCTTTTGGAATATTGAAGCCGATTCTGTGCGGAAGTGTAGATTTTAACGAGCGGGCGACCTTGAGTTTGGTTGCTTTTCGGTGGGTCGCTGTTGGCGGGGCGTAATCTTTCGTTGGATCGTGTCGCCGACGGTCCGACTGCGGTAGGTCGGCGAACATTTTTTGGTTTTCTTCGTAGAAGCGTTTTTGTGACACCAAGTC